TGTTAGACCAATGCCAACACTCTGTTTTATATTGTTTTCGTAAACCTGTGATCTTTGTGTCTATATCAACTATTTGACCATTATCAATAGGACAAACACTATACTCTGTTGGATACCAAGGAATCCAACCGTCTTTGTCTGGTACTATTCTATATTTAAGAGATTCATCTGATACTACATAACTAGATAAAGCCCAAAACCCATTCCCACGCTGCACCTTAACTTCCCAACCATCTGCCATTGCTCTCATTTCTTGGTAATGTTTATGTTTTTTCATCTTAATTTCCTCCCCTCTACTATAGTTTTAATTACAATCAGCCTCTGATCCTTACTCATCCCACGCTCTGTTCTCTGTATATTCCCATAGATCTTTCATTTTTGTTAAATCAGCAATAACCTCGTCAGTTTTAGCATCAAATATTAACTTATCAATATCTTCATATAACCACCACTGAATTAAATCCAATCCAATTTCACCATATTCATCCAAGAATACCATATCAAATGCTCTACCAATATCATCAATTGTCGTACCCATAAAATAAGTATCTGATTGTGCTAATTGTAGAACTTTATTAATCTTTCTATCAACACGATGTTGCTTTTGTGTTGCTTTTAGTATACTTCTAAATGTCTTATAATTCATACCTAGTCTCCATTTTTAATTGTTTCACAGTAATATACTGTATATTGTCCATCGGTTTTAATCGTTGGGATGAATTGGGCGTAACCCATGCAATCTTCTGTACTCTCCCAATTATATTCCAAATACAACTCTTTACTAATTAATCCACCACTAGTTGCAAAAACTAATGTAAACAACAGTATCATAACTTCTCCCCATCATCCTCTCGTAAGTCATCAATGACAGATTCTGCATCCTGAAATTGTCCGCCGGCATCCATACTGTATACATATTCAGTCATTATTTCTAACCTAAATCATTCAATCTTAACGCTAAAACACCCAAGTATGATTGCATTATCTGATGCTGGACTTTCAACAACGAATGTTGAACTCTTGAAGCATTGGCTAATGCAATAGGATTGCTATATAGCACCTCTTCGAGTTTATCTACCTTCTTCGCTAACGCATCATGTTCATCTTGTAATCTTTTTTTCCGATCCCTCATTATTTTATATCTCCATTTCAAATCCCATTATTTCAATCATTCGCATTCGATCTTCGTATTCATCGACGACATAATTTCGCAATTGCACTGCTGTACCTTCGAATATTTTTTTGTCTTTGTTCATAATAAAATGCGTTGGTTTATTTCCGGTTACTGCATGTGTGTATCGTATGCATTCACTATACTCGGTATTGAGTGGCATTGAGTGGCATTGAATGAACTGACCAGCGCAATCGATCTAGATAGATATACACGATTCTATTAATATACATTACTCTCCCTTTAGTGCATCCAAGAAATCATTTATAAAATCACGTATTTTTGTTAAATCACCTTTATCAACAACAACATCGAAATCAGCAATATCAAATACAATTTTATCTTCCATGTGATAAAGTTGCAGTGAATCGCCTCCATATCCACCTTTTATTATAATATTTTTCATTATCCTTCCTTCCATTTCCAAAAATCAGCCATTGTGCCAAATCCTGGCGCCTCTTCTCTTGGTTCTATAAAGTCTTCTCGAATACTTACTTCAGCCTCGTTAACTTCATTCCAAAATTCAGCTGGTATTTCTTGGTCTATAAAACTTTTATCATCTATCCAAACTATAAACCCATCGTTGATCTCAATAGTATCTAGAACAATGATTATCTCATCTTCATCGTACACCATGAAAATTAATTTAATAAGTTTTATATCTAATGTCTTCTCCTCATCAAAGGTAGTAAGATTATAATTACTAACATCAATCTTTTTAGTTACGAATTCCATTAGTGTACCACCGACTAGTTGTTTACTGCATTTCTTGTTCCTTTAAATACAGGCATTTCACTAGTTTCGTCACCCATCCATTGAATCATTTCCCATAGTTCACATCTAGTTTCGTTAAAAACTTGTGTGGTAAGTCTATGATATTGCGCCATTGATTTTTTAGCGGCTACCTTATTACCAGAAATATGTTCTTCTACACCTAGCTCGAACCATGCTGCGGCTGTTTTTAGAATTGATTTTTGCAATCTTAAAAATTTCATTTTTATATCCCTGATGTTTAAGTAAGTAAAGCTATTATACACGGATAATAGGAAATTACTAATAGAAATATTTTATAGGTGCTAAGAAAATTTTAATACCATTGCTACATATACTTTCTCACTCACTGTATACAGTATACGTTGGAATGTAGATTCTACACGCCAATCATACCCTAATATCGGACTTAGTGGGTATGTTTCCTCTAGCCATTTAATAACTTCATCATTGCACTGCATAGTGTAATAGCCGTTGGGTCCGAGTTGACAGACGGATATGTCGTGGCGGCATGTATTAGCTTTGTATATTTCGCCTGCTTTCTCTTAACAATCATATTAGCAAAGTCGTAATGTCCGTCGAAATGCATGTTAATTATACTATCACCGCCATAAGTGTATATCACCGTCTCTTTTATTTTGTATTCGCCTTTTAGCTTAATGGCTACGATTAGCGTTGATATGTTCATGCAACTCTCGTTCTTACAATGTTAAATGATGTTATTTTATACCCAGTTTTTGTTATTGCTTTGCTAGATACCGATTTAATCCATTGCCTAGCTATTTTAATCGACGGGAACCCTAACTCTTCTTGAACTGAATAATCATAGTTTTCTAGACGTTTAGAAAACTTTAGTGTATATGGGTGAAGTTTCATTTGATTTCTCCATTATAAATTAATTTCAAACCGATTACGCATTTCGGCTACTTTATCATCAGGACAATTATGTATATTATTGTTCCCATGTCTATTCTCAACTACAACGCTAAACACGGCATAACCATACATATCTGCTAATTTTTGATATATCTCAAGTTCCCACTCTTGCGTAAATGTGTTCGCGACTGCTATATCTTCGTTGGTATTCATACAGTTAGCTACATTGGATTGACATTCACTATGTGCTACCCCAAAATACCCAATATCAAATATGTATTTGCCTGTTCTATAAAAATAATCATCAGCGGCAAATACATTTTTACAAATATTATTAGCAAATGTAGTTTTGCCAGCACCAGGTAGTCCACGTATTAGATACAGATTTTTCATGACCAACCATTAATAAAGTCAACTGGATTAGCCGAAACATTATCAATTTCTTCCCAATCTCCATCATCGGTAAGGCATACCTTGTGATCCAATGACGGCCCGTGAATTACTTCTGTTTTTTCTATGCAGTAAATGTACATCATCCATCTCCGTGAGTAGTTAAGTTGTAATAATACATCAACAATACAAATAATGCGAATAAAAATTTTCTATATGCGTATTAATTACTGTTATAATTTCTCACCTGGTTCAATGCTTCTAAAACGAACGAATCTAGGAAAGCGTAACGAATAACCTCCATTCTGGTTTTGTGTTATGCTGTCGTATTCTATTTCTGCAATATGACCAATAAGTTCGTTTTTGTTATGCCAATAGTCATTGCGTTGTGTATCTGTAAAACCTATGCCGACGTTAACTACGACCGCATTTCCGTCGATGTCCGCATTACATACCAATGCACCCAATTTTCCTGTGTTCTTTCCAGTTCCCTCTGCTACATCAATAATTGTAAAATCATTCTCTAACACTGGTTTTAATTTAAGCCATGATGCATTACGTTTACATTGATAAGTATCATGCTTGTTCTTTATCATAATACCTTCATAACCCTGCTCAACAGTGCCATCCATATACCGGCGCATAATGTCATGCCCTTCATTAAGATCTAAATCAACTTCAATAGATTGATTCTCGTCTATAATATTGATAGCAGGAGAATCAATTAGTGCGTTGTTGATTTTTGTTAACTGCTTTATACGTTCTATTTGTACTGTCTGGCACAATCCTTTCTCGAAATCGTGCAATGGGATTATATCAAAAATATTGTATACACAATCAGCAGTATCCACATCTGTTTTACGTTGAGCTTGCTTCATTAATTTCTGAAAATTATCGCTCATAATCTCGCCGTCAAACACAACTGCATATTTTAGCTTGCCATCAGCATTGCAGAATTCCGTTGTTTTTATAGAATAACAGATATTTAACATCTGTTCTTCTATAATTCTAAAGTTATTCAACGGTTTGCCGTTCCTGCTGAATAACTCAACAGAACACCCGTTCGATAGATCATCTCTAATAATAGCTAATGTTCTAACACCATCTAATTTCTTCTGTAAAATCTTAGGACCAGTTAGCTTCTTCTTATGTTTTTTGGAATCTTGTGCTAGTTGACATTCGAATGTTGGAATTTCATATTTTGTACCTTTGAGAATTTTGTTAAATGTCTTAGCTGTAGCACCAACCCGCAAATCCTTTAATATAACCGCTCTGAATAGCTTATTCCAGAGAGTACTATCATATTGCTGACTTAGGTACTCTAGTTTGCTAATAGCGGCATATCCGGTAACTAGACGATTTGATAAGTCACGCAGATGAATTACATAACTAGTCCAACTATTCTCTTTGCTAGTAATGTTTTCTGTGACCGGAACTTGTTTAATGTTAAACGATACAAATGGATCATATGCCAAAACAGCACATTCCAAAAATACACAAGCGTTCTCGTCACCTATTTTACAGGCAGAGTACGCTTGTCCTATGATATCTTCTTTGTGTTTACGTGAATTACTCACGTTTAATTTATCTATCCAATGATACGGCATATAATTCTCCTGGTTGCTAAACAATGATTATATAGTCTTATGAGATAAATTGCAAATTAAATAATTTTATGACCTATACAGAATTACTTTCATGCTCGTCACAATAGTAACCTAGCATAAACAAACCTTCCATGAATTTAACTACTTTATTAAAAAACTTCTTTATATTTTCCATTTATCCCCCTGCAAATACATTTGAACTCCCTGATGTTAATGAAATACCGCAACTATACGAATCGCCAACTCTAGCAACTTGATTACCATTTACATATACAGTATTTGATCCTGCTACTAGCGTAGTTGAATGCGGTATACATGCCAACGGAGGCGGTACTTTAGGATGCGATGTATTACTATCTCCTTGTCTATGAACGGCTATTCCATTACAAAATACATCAGAAGACCCTGTTGCGGCTGTTGGTACAACACCACATTCATGAACACTAATACTATCACCGATACGGCTAACTGCTGTCATACTTACTATTTACTCCATTATGATCTTCTTATCTGGTGGTAAATCTAATTCTGATGTTCCTTTTGTATAAACTTCGAGTATATCACTACCTACTTCTCCAATTAATGAACATATACTTAAATTCAACCACATCGTCTCACTTGGGTTGCCTGTTATTAAGCTAGGGATCATTTGTGGTCCTTGTTGACTCATAGCAACACTTAGCGGCTTGTTTAATCCAACATGTGTGTCTTCCACCTCGGATACGTTTGAGACTACCTCCTCACCACTGTTTAATTTAAAACAATATATATTACCTACTTTAATATCAATCATACACCCTCCATTTCATTTACTACGCTTTTAATTAGGTTTTTTGGCATTTTCGATAAACCGTCGAAACCACCATCTACTAATAAATTATCACCAACATATAATTGTGGGACAGATCTATGTCCTTCGCTAATTAAAAACTCCTTAGCAATCATATCATCTTCGATATTAATGTCAGTGTACACAATACTATAACTTTCTAATAACTTTTTAGCTTGCACACAATGCGTACAAGATGACTTACTATATACTATTACCATTTTTTCTCCTATTTACGTTAATCTTCTTTACTAATATTCCTTCTGATATTAATTCTTCAGTAACTAACACTGTTTCTTTAGCTTTACTACTATCCATATAATACCATGCATATGCATCATCGATATCATTAGATATTTTTTCACCTGTAGTTATATCTATCACAGCCACGGAATGAACACTAGCAATTCTATTCCATAATTTTTTACCATCCGATGTCTGTTCAAAATCACTCATTAAGTTCATCCGTTCAGCATTCTTAATGGAGTCATATGTTAACAAACCCAATCCTTTACTCTTGTATTCAGACTTGAGCTGAACACCATGAATCTGTATATAACTTGCATTTTTTGTATTTTGCAAGGATGCACCTACCATACATATCACTGCATCGGCACTGCACAAAAAATACTCAATATACTTATGCGAGAATCTCTTATATAACCAATATTCAGTGCTATCTGGGTTTGATAGCACCGGCTTACCTATTAATTTAGATGTCTGCATAACATCACTAATTGTTATGCTATGCAATACATTAAGGTTAATCCCTGATGTGTTTGTATGTGCTATTTCGGTAACTTTCATTACTTCCCCTCCTTATAAATCATCTAAGCTAAATTCTTCTTCATTTGAATTATCAATAGCGGCAACATAATTCACAGCTTCCATTTCTTGTGGTGCTGTTTTAATATCTGTGCTATCTAAGTAGTTATTAATCCAAGGAATTGGGTTGGAGATTAATTCTAAACCTATTCGTTTTGGGTTTAACCCAATGTTATTTATCCGAATAGCAAAGATATAATTCATATATTCTTTAAGAATTGTTTCATTCATTCCGATCAAAGTTGATCCTTTACTAAACAAATATGTAACCCAATCCATTTCCTCATTGTATGCAGTCTGGTACATTTCGTATACCTCATCTTCTAATTCATTCGCAATATCAGCAAACCCTTCCGATCTATCCGAATTCAACATCTTAATTACTTGCTGGAATACATCCAGATGAATCATTTCATCTCTGGCAATAAGTTTAAAAATATTACTCGAACCTTGCATTAACTTAGTCGGTTGCTCACTAAACGACCAATTAGTAGCAAATGTACAGAAGAATCTTACTCCCTCGAATAAATTCAATACAATGGCACTCTTGTATATAGCTTTTTTAACATCCCTTTCTGTTACTGTAAATGGTGCTTTTTTGCCATTCCGTTTCATAACACGATTTGTTTGCCATTGGTCGAATACTTCTGTCACTTCATCAAATACACCCAAAATACTAGTAGCACGTTTCTGAATCTGTTCATCATCAATAATGGCATCAATAAACACATTTACATCATTATACAATGCACGAACCATTTCAGTATAACTTTCGGAATGCAAGACCTCGTTTGTTTGATGGTTATTAATATAACATTCCCATTCAGGGTTATGGCTAATACCATTTTCCACGAATAACTGCAATGGGCCACGACCTGCACAACTATCTAATGTAATAGCAAATTTTAATCCCGCTTCGTATATATGCCTGGATGCTTCGTCGAGTTGATCGTACTGTGTTTTTTCTTTCGAAAGATCAATTTCATTTTTTGACCAGTTACCAACTTTGCGCATCTCTTCTGCATATTCCATAATCCACGGATATTTGGGATCATGATATGTTTGAATGTTGTAATGGTCACTGTTCTCTCCTAGAAATAAAGTTGTATCCTTACTTCTTACTGTATCGCCTAATTCAAATATTTTACTCATTTGTATTTTTTCCTTTTATTCAAATAACTCATTAAATGTATTCCTTCTCTTTTTACTATCTTAACCTCATCATCAGATGATGCTATTCTTAGCGGCACTTAACCCATACAGTGGGTCCGTAACAATGCTATCCACATTATTCTCATCTATCGACTTTAGTACATCAAGACAATCGCCATTGTATAAGTCTGCATTTATATTGTACAGCCAGCGCATTCTTCTTCGGTTTGGCCACTGTGAATAGTTGCAACATTATCACTAGTATTCTCTTTGTCTTTAGTTCGTACATAATATAAAGATTTAAGACCATATTTGTAAGCTGTGAGTATATCTTTTTTAACTCTGTTAGCATCTAATACTTTACCAGGCAACTTAGTTAAGTCATAATACTGATTAGTGCTCATACCTTGACATATAAACTTTTGCACAATAGCCATTAACTTCATATACTCAACATTGTTGTTGTCCTGCATATCCCAAGCTTTTATATAGAAGTTCTCTTTGTCGAAATCAGGCACCATTGATTTAACTGTATAAGTTGAACTCTCGTATGTATCTGTTGTGCTGAAGATAGGATCTATCCCCTGAGTGCTATTATGAGACACTGCACCATTTGATAATACATATTCATGTACCCTTTCCACTTCAATATCCCATGTGTGGTTTTTGCCACCATCTCGAATCTTCGATATCCTCATTTATTTTCCTTTATAAAATTTAAACACAACGATATATTATAGTCAAATGCCTTGTCAGACCACACAGACAACACATCAAACCCATTTTCCTTCGCAACCTTTCTCTTTCTATTATCCTTTTCATCGTCTATTGTATGGTAATTAATGCCATTATATTCAATGATTTTATACGATCTATTACAGTAAAATCATAAAAAAATCTACCGTTCTCTATCGTCAAACTAAACTCCTTGTGCCTCTATGTATTTACAGCAATCACATCGTCCCCTTCCTTTAAATCCTTTACTTTTACCCATGATTCACAATAATCCCTCATCACCAGCAATTTGTGGTTCATTGTGAACGAATATTCATGTCCATCATCAAATGTGATTGTTTTTGTATCAACTTCCCCATTATACCATATCCTACTAGATTTATTCATACCAAACCTAGTTTGAACCATTATTGGTTTGGAAAATTCAATCCACTGCTGGACTCCACTATTCTCTATACTCTCATAACATATATCATTATCCTCCATAATCAATTCTAATGATTTAATCCCCCCAGCAGTCACAATTTCACCATCTTTTGTCTGACAATTGCTTACCAAGCTTGAACTTGCAGTAGGCGGGATAGCCGATAATGTAGCATTCCTAATACCATATTCCTTAATGTCTTTGCGTAGACCTTCCCAGTCACATAATAACCTATTCTCTATTAGCTTATCTACATTTTTATTATAGATATCAACAGGCAATAACCCATCACTGAACTTAGTTCTATTGTAGTAGGCACAATGTCCACGCTCCTTAGCTAACTGATTACTAGCTTTAATTAGGCCATATTCAAACCGTTCTGCCCATTTATGTGTTAACTCTTTTGCTTTTAATGTTCCTAGTCTAGCATCATTCTTAGCTAGGAAATGTGCGAAGTCACTAATACCAATACCTAAGAACCTATATCCTTTAGTAGGCCACTCTGCGGCATCCATTGGATACTCTTGCTCATCGATTAAGTTATCTAAAAATCTAACGAATATGCTTGTTAATGAATCTAATCTAGTAATGTTGGTTAGCTTGCCAAAATTAATACAGCCTAAAATACACAATGAGATCATTCCATTGTCTAGGTCATAATCCTCTATGTTCTGGAATCTTGTTTGTTCTAACCCTGCAAATTTCATCTCTTTTGCTGTTAAGAATACCTCTGAACAATTATGAACTAATATATCGTTGCCAAAAAAGTTATGATTATCCTTGACCGTCATGTCATACACCGGAATTTGTTTTTTACTGATATTAATCTTTAACATGTTTTTCCTTTATAAGTTGTTTATTATGCTTACTACTATTAATTACCGATGCTCTTTGCGCAATTCTTTGCGTTGTACTTCGAAAATATGGGTTATATTTCACATTAGTTCCAAATTTATTATTGTACGCATTTTTTTCAGCACTGCATTAAACTTGTTCAACCTAAAGTGATTTTCTTCAATAACTTCGCTCTTATTACCTAATAACTAATTCATCCTCTGCTTTTAACTCAGATGCTTTAACATATCCTCTATTTATTGTATACACTTCATGATCCGGAGTACATGTTATCTTCTTTCCTGATATAGTATCTTCAATTTCAACAACATTCGCTTGTTTGTGTGTTTGTGCAAACGCAATAACGTCTTTATACTCGCGTACACCACTTTGAATATTATAACTTAACACTTTGACATTTTTATAGGAATCAATAACTTCCTGTAACATTTCAATATCAATTACGTTACTAACCAATGTGTTATTTTCTTCATATTGTACTGTAACTTTGGTATCGCCTGCAACACACAAATTCGTCTGAGTAATAGGTTCCTTAAACATACCTTGTTGATTAACATTATCAAAGAAATGTATATAGATTCTACCTGTACTTACACGCTCTTTAACTAGCTTATTGAATATATCATTAGCTAGGACTTTTCTTTTTCTTATACCACGCTTATTCTCATACATCTTGTAAGCTTCTTCGAACTTTTCTATATCATTATAATACTTGAATAATTCCGGAACTTCTTCAGCACTAAACAATGTAATATCTTGTTTAGATAACGCTCGTTTAATAAACAACCCGTTTAGGCCAATACTGTAATCAATGAATCTAGCCCGAGTTGTGTTACTACCTTGGTTATTTTTATACTCAAGTATATCCATTATCTCCCAATTAAAGAACGGATAATTTACAACAGTGGCACCTGTTCTTAATGAGTTCTGAGTAAACTGTTTAGTACATGCTTCGATCGTTTTTAGAATAGGTAATGCACCTGTATGTCGTACAGTATTGTTTTTTACTGGTGCTAATATACCACGTACTGGACCTACATCAATACCTATGCCAGCTCGTAAGCTAGTCATAATACTAGCGGCATATTCTGTTGATAAGATACTTTCTGTGCTATCGCCCATTTTTATTTTACAACAGGAACTAAACATTTTTAATCTAGTTCTAACACCTGTAATAACTGGAGTTGGGAGACTAATTTCATCGTTTTTAAGAGCAGAGTAAAACTCTATAATTAATCGTTTTCTATTGTCTTCGTTTTTAAAGATTACCATAGGAATTAACATAAATGTTTCCTGCGGCATCTCTAATATATCATCTGTTTTTACATCTTTGATTAGATACTTACTCTCTAATTGTGTAATACTTGAATAACTACGATTTAAGTCATCGTCGTAATCTAAGAATGTCCCGAGTTCTTCTATTTCGTCTTTTGGGTATGCTTCTAATATTGCTGGGTCATATATCTTGCGTTTTACATTTTGTTGGATATATTCATAAAAAGGTATAGGTTCATACCCTCCATACACTATTTTACGCATATGTGTTACAAGTAATCTACCTGCAAATACACTATAATCAGGGTTATCAACAGAAATCTTCTCACTCGCTGACCTAATTAGTGTTTGTTGAATATCTGAACTTTTGATTTTGCTTGTGAATTTAATATGTGCATTGATTGCAGTATCAGAAACAGATACATTCAACCCGTTTGCACACATTTCCAACATCTTATGAATTTTATTTACATCCAGCGGGACGAGCTCGCCAGAGCGTTTTTTGATATTAATCTCCGTCATATTATTGTTACCTTTTGTGTTAGTATACTAGTGTAGTATATATGCTAATAACATTATATACAATAATATCAGTTTACACAATCATTAATATAATTTAGTCAAAGAATAACTGATAGTTGCGTCTATTGTTGTGCTTGTAGTATCGTATGTTACTGTTACATCTGCGCCAGTTTGGCTTACAAATAATGTAACACCTGTTGGTGCATTTTCTGTAAAGTCTTCACTATATGATAATGCATTAACACCAAATGCTGTAGCAACCGTTATTTTTCCGTACCTTATAGTATCATCACGCTTAATAGTATAATCGATTGCAAATGCACTTATTTCATCACTTACATCAACTGTTGATATAGTAAATAATAAACCACCTGTGGTTGCATCAGACATCGGAGCCACCTTACCTACGTCACGAGCATAACTACCAAACTTAATCCTTTTAGAACCATCGTATCCAATAGATTCTTTTTCATTTAAATAGATTCTAGGCACAGATGCATTATCAGTATCGTTGCGTTGGAACATATCGCCGATACTAGCATTATCTGCATTGTCGATATTGATATTTGATGCAACTTGAGACCCAGCACCCACAAAATTATTACCCACGTCATAAAAAACATTATATGCTGATACATTGAGACTAACTGCACCGATTTTAATTCCTTCGTGTGCAATATTATCGAACATATTATGTAATATTCTAACGCCAGTAGGACCGCCGTTAATAGGCGATTCACCAATTACTACACCTTGATAATGTGTATCGAATTTGCTATTTGAAAAAGTAATACCTTTGCAATTATCATCGATATATACACCATAAGTAGCATCTGATGCATGACATTTATTAAAAGTGATTTGCGTTGTTTCTAATGCTGTTGTGCTTAATACTGTGATACAAGCAGGGCCAGATGCACTAGTTAAATCAGCTATTCCTGTGATTCCTTTAAACCGAACACTATCAAAATAACAGTTAGTAGCATTCTCAACTAACACAATATTCGTCTCTGCTGTTGTTTCGATAGTTAGACTACTAACTTCTATATTAGTCGGAGCCGTTGCACTACCAATACCGATATTACTGCCTGTCTGTTGTTTGCTATCTGCTGTTCTTAAAACATAACTAGCTAATGTCCCTGTATTCTCGTAACGGATAATCGAACTATCTGCACCTTCGCCGTATAATTTAGCATATGATGGGACATTAATTGTATCTGTTACTTTGTATACACCCGCTGGGAAGAACAAACTTCTTCTAATTTGTGGATTTATTTCTCTAGCGAATAATTCGAATAATGCTCTATTAATAGCCTCTGTGTCATCTGCACTGCCATCGCCGGATGCGCCAAAATCACGAACACTAGCAAAATCATCAAACTTTGATTGCAGAGGTCTAGTTATGTCGGCACCCGAGGTAGGGCCTGTTCGAACTACATAACCTGCTTCTTCACCTTTGTATGTGTAAGTAAATGGTAGATTTAATATATCGGTGTATTCGGTTAATATTTTAGTATTACCGATAATTGGAGCACCATCTTCTAGTGTTCCATTACCAATATATAATTCACGATCATCTATTACCCATCCTAGCTCTGCCCCTGCTAGTTGTGGTAAATTTTCTGATAGTCCTTTACGATGCGTTATCCGGCTAATTTGCGTTATAGACACTATATATATCTCCTTTAATCATATATTTTAGTATTTATGTGAACTCACATATGATTAGTATAGTATTCTTCTACTCTCTTCCACCATTTAGTTTTCCATTTATTAAATTCCTTTCCTTCTATTACCCATTCTTGATACAGTGGATTTGTGAATAATCCAGGCGAATCTTGGTTTGGCTTAACACACATTAAGATAACACCCTTATTAATCTTAGTGCCGTATATTTTGTTGTGTGCTTCTGAATAAGCCGCTAATTGGATTTTATAGTCTTGTACTCTTGCATCCGTTTTAGGTTTATTGGATTGTTTAAAATCCAAAATAGCAGGGACGCCGTTATGTTCTCCCACTAAATCAGTGGTGCCAGCATAAATTTCCGGGAAGTACAAGGATACTTCTGTCCCCCAACATTCGTTGACATTACACATGCCCTTATTAATAACTTCTTTAGCCATTATATGAGCTTCTTTGGCAAATGGATTAGAACCAGCTTTTTTTATTTTACCGTAGTTGACATAGTCCTCGAGATACTTATGCATTCTTGTTCCACGATTAGCGGCTTCATTCATTATCTGATCAGCTTTGGTATTGCCCACAGCCTTACGCCAGCCCTCCAGAGCCTTCTTATCTTTATCTGGCTTCGTAGCTGACAAAATTGTTGTCACTGACACTAGGTTGCCTGTGGGTGTATTATATAGACGTTTGCCGTCTATGGATTCTTTTGATAGTTCTTTGTATGGATATTTTTCAATTAATAATGTCATCCATATAGTATAACACTATATTAAATGAGATAACACTACTTGAGATAAATTAAAATATCATATCATGTAAATGTGCTAGTTTACTATCGTATCGTTTCACAAAACGATCTAACATACCTATTAAGCGATCACTTTCTTCCATAACACTTTCTTTGAATTTAGGTTTAGATAGTGCTGGTTTCTTCTCATATGGCTCTTTAATCGTGGTATATTTTGCTGTAATCAACTCTATAGCCTTAATTAAACTGGGTAACATGTCTTCTGTTATAAAGTCTGTCGCCTCCATTAACTCTTCTGGAAGAGTTAGCATCATTTTAGCATGAGCTATTGTAGGTTTTGGATGTGCAGTTGTTTTTTTAGATAATGTAAGTGTCATACTAACAGTGTCCATTACCCTAGTTAACACTTCATCTTCAGCATCAAAATAACTTAATATTCGGTCAGTAACTTCACGGTTTAATCCATCCCTAGCTTGTGTTAATCTTTTGGTTTCTTCGTCTAGCTGTCTATATCGCTGAGCTAATTTAGTGTATACGCCTGATTCATACGATTCTAAATTAACAGTAACTTTACTAATAGCACCCTGTACTTTAGCTTCTTTATATTTTAAATCAGGGCGTCTAGCTTCCAATAACTCCAAATCATTACGAATGCTTTCTTGTAAATTCATTATTTTTTTCTCCTATTCATTGCTCGTTTAGCCATATTACCAACCACTGCTTCTGCTTTATCTACAGGCATTCCTTCTGGCCCGCTCGCTTCCTTCTTACTTTTAAATCTTATTTGTTCTTGATCTACATCTAGTATAACATCGACTAATACACCTCGTTCTACCATATTAGATAATGTATCAAAGTCTACAGACATGCCTAAACGATCAGCTATTGCTATAAATGATTCTATACTTAACTGCGAAGCGGCATTGTGATCATCCGCACGTCCTATAAGATATTGTCCTAATGCGGCTAATTTCTCTTCTTCTGACTCATTGATGATGTTTTTTATTTTCATAGTCTTGCACTTCGCTTAACAACTCGTTACTATTATCTGCGTTCGCGACCTAAATCAGCTACTTCAGAATCAAACTCGTCGCCTGCATCAGCACCAAGGTCATCTAACCCGTCCATATCATCACCTAACTCGTCGCCTATTCCATTAGTGTCCATATCATCGCCTAACCCCATGTCAGCTGGCATACCAACTTCGTCGCCTGTAATGATCCCGACGGCATTTTCCATTTCTGTCTTAGTAGCTTCTAACTGACTCGCTAATGTCTGTAATGCTTGTGTCATAGCATCTTTAAATTGAACTGCTTGATCAACACCCATTTCACCTTTAATCTGATCCGCTAATCCCGGAATGTCTTTGTATTGGACATCAACCATATCTTCTAGCATCTTTTGAATTCTATCAACAATGTCTTGTGCGGCTAAAACTACTTGTGCATTTTCAACATCACCTTCCATTATGTTACGTTTAGCTTTTTTAGATTCTACTAATTTACGCATAAACTTAATTGATGTGTGTCTATTCTCGCATATTCTGACTAACCCTTCTTTAACGCCCATTTTTCTTAATTTAGCACATTCTTCGGTTACATCCTCGCCCGATGCTGATTTTTTAAGAGTGTTAGCATATTCGTCTGCATTTTTTCCTGGTACTATTGTATTCATATTATCCTCTTTACTTGTATTATTTTTGCCGAACGATCCGGCATCCCCGGCTTCTTTTAATTCTTTGATCTTACTGGATAATGCCTGTTCAAGCATTACCATCTTTAGATAACTTGGATTATATTGACTCGTATGAATTTTTTTAGAATGCCTAACTTCGCTAATAGTTCTCCGGGTTTTATTCCATAACTTAATACTATCATCTATATTAAGTTCATTGAGATCCACTTCCACTCCGAATTGAGATTTATATATGTTAGCATACGCCTGTGATGTATGCTGTTGTCCTAATTCTTGTAAATTCATTTAGATAATCCTTTTGTTTTAATATATTTAGCTTTATTCACACAATTACTTAAATCAGTTTTTAACTTGTTATATAAAATATTATCTTCTTTTAATCGGTCACACATTGTATTTTTCTGTTCCTGGTTAATATCTTTCTGCTTTAGGCCGTATCTGATATTCTCGATGTCGAATTGCTTATACGTTAACCTAGTATCACACCTTCTAATGTCGTTAGCTAACATAATTCTATTATTTTTATTAGCAATACACCATGCAACCGCAGATGCTTTGTAGTTCATCCGTCCTATATAATTAATATCTTTATAAACATCGAAGCATTCGTCTTTTTTAATAATTCTGTAGGTGTTGTAGATAATGGATGTATTACCTACTTGTACTATATCTTTTGAATTTTTGAGTGTAGAGTGTGAGATATTGTTTAATTTGTTTTTAATTCTACCAAAATTTAACATAACAACTACTTATGCTATAATGCAAAATAAACATTTGTTTCTGGCCCAGTGCAAGTAAAATAATTGTTAATTCGGGATGTCTCGTTTAAGTTAACTAACATAGGCACGTTATTAAAGTCATCACACAATGCACCATCTGGACCGTCTTTTGTCATTAACGCATGCTCGTGTTCTATCTCAAATTCTAATGTCCATATTGTCTGCTTCTGATTATAGATAGACCCAAAATTATGTTTTGCTGGAGGTTGATTATTTAATACTCCGAGTTTAATGTTTAATGGTTGTGTTCTTAGTGATAATAACTGCAACACTACTTCAAGATTGCTCTGACGACGCCGAGAATACCTCCATTCTGTTTCGTTTGTAATAACTACACCACTTTTATCTTTGGTTGGTAAGCGAGCAGGATTAAACGTTCTTACTATACCTGTTTCTGTAATATCAAATAGTGTGTATACTTTTATTGTTCGCATAAAGTAGTTACTACCTTTAGTTTCTCCAATGCATCTTTAATTAATGCCTCCTTGGACAGTTCATTCCAATTCAACAACTTAACATAATTGTTCCAGGTAAAACCTTCTGTTTGAATTAATATACGTTTTGAACCTTCTTTAGCATAAACTGTTTTGCCGCCGTCTGGACTCTCGTAGATCATATTAGTATTTACAGGCATAAAAAAACCCAGTAATAAAACTGGGTTTTAAAGTTAATAAAAACTTTTGATTAGATAACCATTGCGGTTACACCACCAATAGAACCACCACTAAATAAATCTGCGGCACCTGTGTCATCTTGTATTGCTTCTAGTGCATCGTTAAGTGCAACCAAGAATGTAGAAGCTTCGCCGACGCCGTAATCTGATCCCGAGAAATCTCTCTCATAAATTACATTAAGAATGTTAGCACCTGCGGCACCTAATTCACCGTAAACAATTGGAGTTGCATGTTCTCCGATTGCTTGCATAATATCTGCAAGCTCGCTTACACTGAATAGTAAAATATTCTCGCCAAAATCGATTGTGACTCCAGTTACTGTAATACCATTAAGATGTTGCGCTGACGCAAGATTTGCTGTTACTTTAGCTACTGAAGGATGTGCTTGTGTTACTACTGCCATAATATTTCTCCTATATCTATATTATTTTGCTTTCGCTTTAATGTTATTTATACTTTTATCAAAGAAAACTCCAGAAGCGATAGCTTTGGTGTAGTTCATACGGTCATTCCATTTTTTCTAGCGGCTTTTTCTAACTCTACATATAAATCAGGATAGATCTGCTCGTTAGTTCTCATTAATATTAATAGATAACGGATATTATGCGCTCTGTCTTTCTTATTCATCTCGGTGTAATTGGTAATCCTTCTACGAATCCTCCAATGCAAGCTCTGCAATCCTTTTAAAGTACGCATTAACATTATAAGCATTTCGTTATAGTCTTGCTCTTTTATTTTACCAGAAGCTATATCACGAAAGTTACGCTTAATTCTTAACTCAGGCAACGACACTTGATCACCTTCTAATCTGTCCTGGTATAAATCATGTTTAAACAACAACACTAAGACATTGTATAAATCAGGTTGGCTCGTCTTGAATCCAGAATAACTCTGTTGATTAACTAACTGCCTAGCGTATCTCTGTGCGGCTCCTTTATCTTCGTAATACAGAACCTTTAATGCCATTAAATAATTCAACATCTTAATAGCAATATCATCAGTTTTTGTACCATCTACCAATGATAGTCTTCTAAATGCTCTTGCTTCCGTGAGGTTTTTTACAAAATCAAACACGAGGTTGCATCTTCTGTTTCATTGTATCTATCCACTGCTTCTGCATTTGTGGATGTACCATGCTAAGTCTTTGTGTATCTAGATCTACCGACATTACCTTAGCAGTCGAGTCTTTACGCTCGAGTTTAGCTATTTCGTTAGCTAGTTCGTTGACTGAATTAGAAACTATACTTGCGATCATTTGATCTTCACCTACCAACACACTATTGCCTCGAGGCCTGGGATTATAGTACCAATCACCATTATACTTAATAAACACTCCACCTCCACTAGCGTTTACCCATTTAATAGGAACTAACACATCCCTACTTGGTTGTAATTCTGTATTTAATGGTTCACCCCATGGGATTTGTAATTTAGATACATCATCTCCTCGTGTCTCCGGTGGTTTAACACGATTAACTAGACTCAATGCTACTAGCTTAGTCATCATCTGTAATGCTACATTAGTTCCTAGATTATCGTTAAGATCAACAATTTCTTGTGCTAATTTATTGATAGTGGGTGTTGATCTAGCTTTCATTCTAGTAGCAATTAGACTATTGAATTCATCTTGCACTATTTGATCTGTTAGTGAATTGCCGTATGCATTCTGTAAATTGTAATAAGTGCCTTGCCAGATTTTAATGTATCCTTTTGCTAACTCACGAATAGCTTCATCTTTCATGGCACGATCTACAGCCACAGAGAATGTTATATTAGGTTGTTTAATATTTTTAAAAAAACTGGATATTCTGGTTTTAAGATCTTCTGTGATTATATCATTTACTTTCATTAATTTTCCTTAGAGAGCGTTGAAACTTACTTACGTCCCTTGTTCTGATAGAATTTAATAATTTACGTGTTAGGTTCTCGGCAACCGGATCCTCATATGATTCGTCGATTAAGTCTAACAACCTAATAGCACTCTCAATGATATTGTCTGCGCGACTCCTTATAACATGAGTTTTATCGCGTTCAATATGCAAATTCTCTAGTTCTTCGAGAATACTTCTTGTACGTTTTTGCATTGTAATCTCTTTATGTAGTATTCTTGTATTTATATATTGCCGTCAAATAAAACTACAAAAGCATTAGCTTTGGTGTAGTTCACTGTAGATTAGTTGTTTTGTTTATACCGTTTAATAGTTGCGTTAATTTAGAATTCATATCTACCTTTATTTTTCCTGACTCTGTTGTATTCGTGGGTGTTTTATTCTTTAAGTTATTCATTATCTCATTGGTTGTCGGTGATACCTCTTTTTCTAATCCTGGATCTGTGATACGCATTGTATTATTATCATAGTCTAAGTCGATTTTTGAACCAATCCCAGAACTGGAACGGGTCTTCATTAACTGTAATTGATACTTACCTCGTTCCTTCATAG